AAGATGAACTGGAGAAGATATCGCAGCGGCAAATTAGCCGGGTTACTTTTGAGGCATGAGCCGAGAAGAAATCATAAAGAAAATTGAGGCTTTGGAAATGCAACTGGAAGCTGATTTTGCGGCGAAATATCCGACGATTTTCAAAGACCTTTACCGGCAAGTGCTGGAGATTACTGCACCTGTCCGGTTTGGTGGCTCTGCCGATACCCGGGCAAAGCAGCTTTTGGAAATCATTCGGCTGAAAAAGAAAATCATGGCCACGATAGGCGAAAACGAGGCCTACAATGAGGCAATAAAAGACTTTACAAGCGGCTACAAGCAACTTCGAGACCTGACCGACCAATACTTTTCTTTGGTGGTGGATAAGTACACTCCCAAAGCTGACCTATACGACAATCTGGTAAAGGTCAGCATCGAGCAGACCAAAGATGCGCTACTCGGTGCCGGGGTTGAGGCAGCACTGGCCGAGCCGATAGTCAGCAGCCTATTAACCAGTTTGAGTAGCAAAAGCAACAAGGTCCAGTTTGAAACGCTTTTGCAGAACCTAATTGAAGGCACTAAAACTTCCAATCCGATTCTGCAAGGCGAAATCGGGCGGCTGGCTTCCGATAGCATGATGATTTTCCAAAGGAGTTATCTGGATGCGGTCAGCAGCGATTTAAATATCAGCTACTTCCTTTATTCAGGAACTGCAATAAAGACAAGCCGGCCTTTCTGCAAGACCAGAGTTGGCCGGATATATAAGAAATCTGAGATTGAATCATGGGCAAATCAAACTTGGTCCGGCAAGATGCCAAACACTACCAAGCAGACCATATTCAATTATGCAGGCGGTTACCGATGCAGGCATAAGATGTGGCCTGCCTCAAAGGAACAATACACCATGCAGCAGAAAAGAGATGGCGGAAAAAAAGTTTAAGACCAAAATCGGCGGCAAGACCATTAAGTTCGGAGCAAAAGGATACTCCATTGCACCCGGAACACCGAAAGGTGATAGGTATTGTGCGAGGTCATCCGGAATAGAAAAGTGCGCAAAACCACCCTGCAAGAATGACCTTTCACGGCAGGCATGGGGCTGCGTGGGAAAAAAATCAGTGAAATCAAAAGCTAAAAAGTTCAAAAGAGTATGAGCAATTGCCTGACCAATTATATCGGCCTGAAAGGATGCAGCAACGATGCACCTGCATCCGGGCTTTACATTAACGACCTTCCGGGAATCAGCAATGAGTTCCTGAATTCGATTGCGACACAAGATCAAGCAAGCTATGTGCAGATGTATGAATCTGTGCAGCGGATTGTTCTGGAGCAAATCAAGACCGATGTCAGGCAAGCACTCTACGAGATTGCCGAGGCTCAGATGGATCAGGTGTTATACTTGACCAAAAGGCCGACGGTATTCACTCAGCAGGTCATTCAGCCTACCGGACCGGAAGCGAAGTGGAAAGGCATTTGGATTTCTGCCTTCGGGTCAAAGTATCTGCAATTGCGCATTAACTCAGTCTGGATATACAACTCCGGGGCAGAGGCGCAATATGTGCCGCTGAAAGTATTCAGCACCTTTGATTGGTCTGTATTGTATGAAACCACTATCACGGTTCCTGCGGGTTTTTCCGAGGTGCCAATCAATCAGGTATTGAATCTGCAATTCGATGGGCTGAATGTCTTTCTGGCAATCGATACGACTGATGTAGCGACAATAAAGAATCCGTGGTTATCGGACCTTTCCAGTTGGGGTGTCTCAGATTGTGCCTGTGCTAACCGAGGGCCGAATCACTACTCAAACTTTGAAGACTGGACTATTTACCCGGTAACCATGCCGCTTGATGTGGCCTTGCCGGATAAGATTAGAACGGACTTTAATCAGTCCGGGGTAATGTTCAATCTGGAACTGGTATGCAGCACTGAATCATTTATCTGTGCCAACCGGGAACACTTGAAAATGTTCATGGCCTATTCACTTGGAGAACAGATATTGCTGAATAAGTTGGCAGGGTTCAATCAAAACTTTCATGCAACCTTTAATCCGGAGCAGACCGAGCGCACGATGGTAACCTTTAAAGCTATGAAGGAAAAGGCTCTGAGGACTTGGGCAAAGTCTGCCAATCTAAGCGGCGAAGATATGTGCTTCAGCTGCGGAGATGCTCAGTACATTCAGTCGGTTGGGGTGAGGTCGTAGGGGTGCCAAAAGCGGGCAGGTAGGTAAATATTTGATACAGCAACCGCCTCTTTAAATAAAGGAGCTACTTCCTTCGGTTTTAATCCTGCCAATCCGCAACCTATTTCAGTAACCAAAAAAGTCAGTTCTGGATTTGCTTTTGCAAACTGAATAAATTCATCCACAAACCGCTTTATTTCTGCAATAGAAAGGGTCCGTCTTATGGCTGCATCTTTTGTTGGTATTCCATAAGTCCTGCCCTGCAATCCTACACCTTGCCCCCATTTTGCACCCCAACCAAGTGCGGTTTTAGCAGCACCTTTGCCGTGCCTGCCTGATAAGTTAGAGCCAAATACAAAAATTTGATTTTCTGCAAGGTGAGTAATTAATTCAGGGGTTGTTCTGGTCATATTCGTGGTTTCGCTTTTCGGTCAAATAGGCGCAATTATGCGACTACAAAGTAGTTAGCGGCAACCCTAAAGACCGTGCTGCTCCAAAAAGTCCGCTACCTTTTTACGAATAGGTTGTGGCATCAATTCACCGCTTCCATTAATATAGCGTTTGACATCCCAACTCCTAATTTCTTTAAATACTTCTAAAATTTCATTGTAGTTGTCATCTGCAACAACTCGACAATCAACCTTTGGTGGTTCATTGTTAATTAGGAGTTTCTTATCTCCTGCTTTGATTACTTCTGCTCGTCTCATTTTATTTTGATTTGTGAAGAAGGGCAGCCGCTAACAAGTGCTATACAATATGGCGGCTGACGTGCTTCGATTAAACATTTGTACTAATTCAAACTGTGGTGCTTCGTATTGGGCTTTCGTGCTGAAAATCCGCCACATCGTATAGCACCGATACGTTATGTGCTTTCATTGCTTCAAGATTAAAAGTTTGTCGCTTCTCTTATACTTTCCGCATACATCGGTAATCTCTAATGACGCTGTAAAGTCTTCGGTTGTGAAGACATAGACGCAGCCGATGCCATTACTCCGAATAACACCGCCGTAGCGATATTCGATAAACTCCTGCTTTTTGGTGCAGGAAAACAGGCCTACAAAGGCCGCTGCAATTAGAATCTTTTTCATAGTTGTATTTCGCTTCCTTTTTCAAATTGAACTTCTTCCGGGTATCGCTGCAATAGGTCGGCAAGTTTTTCGGGCTGCAGGTCTAAGGCTGCAATGGTGATGCACATATCCCTTCGGGGGATGCTGGCAACTGCCATGCCGGATTTGAAGACTGCAAAACTGCCGCCGTAAAGTTTTAGAAAATCTGCAATCATAGGCAAATCGCCATTTATGCGAATGTAAAGATGTGTGAAATCAAGGCCTTCTATTTTCTGGTGGCCGATGTTGATTAACTCGTTGCTAAAAACTGATTTGTTCATGGTTATAAAATTACTGAATATGCCTGAATCTCAGGCGAAAATTGAAAATTAAATTGTGTAATTGATTCGTAGGTCAGGGTACTGAGGCCCGATTCAAAGTCCGGGCCTTGGTTGAGCAAATGCAGGTTTGCCCGGTGCAGGTCTGCCTGATAATTGTGCCGGTGATACAAACTTTTAAACTTGCCCGGATAATTGGCAATGGTAATGCCTTTTTCCAGCACTCTATTCCGCAGGTCGTCATCTTCGCCTCCCCAGCCCCAAAAGTCATTTGAAAAGCCGTTGATGTCTTCAAAGTGGATCGGGTTAAACATGGTAACCCCGCCGAGGTATTCCGGATAAGGCATCTTCATCCCAAACTGAGTGCAGCACCCTGCCAGATGGGTAACTGCATCCGGGTTGTATCGGTAGCAAGCCGGGTCGATGGGTATCATATCAACATCATGGAATATGCAGTAATCCATGGTCTCCCGGGCAATGGCAAAGCCGATGTTCAGCAGCTTGCCCCGATTAAAAGGCCGGTTGTCTGCCTGCTCAACTACAACCACCTCGCCAATCGGCAAAAGGTGCGGTGCTAACCTTTGCAGGTGTTCTTTTCGATTGCGGTAAGGAATGATGAATGTTGGTCTCATGGATTGCCGTAGGTTTCGGTGTAGTATTGTTCGGCGCTTTTATTGCTATCGGAATATAAAGTACCCCAATTAGCGGCATCAATTTTCTGCTGCTTATCCATTGCTTTGGCCTGTTCTTTAATGGCTTTCCACTTTTCAAATGTTTCTATCGTAATTAAAGACTCAATCTCTTTAACCAACCATTCTACTGCTGTTTGCTGTGTCATCTCCGTGCTTCGTTATAGATTGCCAATATCCTTTCCTGCTGCGCCTCAAAGTCCCTTGCATACCAACTATGCAAAGCAAACCCGGTATCGGTACTGATGCCGTCCTTATGCTGCTCTACCTTTATGAAGTCTACCAAGCCGGAAGCGACAAGGAAAACCGAAAGCCCATGAAAAGGCTCTGCCGTACTTTTTACCGCCGTGCCGAATTCCTCTGAAATCCAAAAAGGCCGGTATTGGTCCAAGTCAGGACGATAGCCCATCTTATCAATCTGCCACCTATTGAATCCTGATGTTTCTATTCGCCGCCGGATTACAGGTGCATCCAGAAGCATGAAGAAGGGATTCAACTGGAACCAATCAAAGCCGGCCCGGTGTTCAGTAACACCGCCGTCTGGAATTGCCAGAACCGCCTTGCTGCCTGTCTCCAGATAGGTCAGCATCTTTTCGATTCTGGACCAGTCGTATATGAAGCAATCTTCATCGCAAATAAGCGCATACCCGGTGGCTGTGTTAATGACCTCCCAAAGAAAGTCTGAGGCACCTTCAAAGCCGTTAAATTCAAGCGGGTGCCGGGCAATGCCTTCCGGCCAAAGGGATGCAGCAAGCGGGTATAGCTGGCTGTCTGAGTGGGTGCGGGTATAGATGCTGAGATTCATATTAGTTTTTGCTTAACTTTTCGTTTATTCGTTTTCGTTCCGGCGGTCGGTGGTTCAGGTTGTT